CTGTTATACCGTCTAGTGCGTTTAACTCTTCAGGTGTAGATGTAACAGCAGTATTACTTGCTGCAGCTAATACAGGAACTGTACCACTTTGATTAGGTAAATTAATAGTCCTGTCTGCTGTGGGATCTACAATTGTTAGTGTTGTTTCGTGGGCATCTGCTGTTGCACCTTCAAAGATAACAGCATTTTCTGCTTCCATTGTAACAGTATCAACTGTAGTAGTTGTACCTGCTACAGATAAATTGCCTGATATTGTAAAGTTACGTATGCCTGTATAGTCTTTATTAGAATCAAGTATAACTGCTTTAGAAGCTACTGCTGTACCTACTGCAGTTGAACCTATATCAAGTGCATTAAGTTCTCCTACCACTGCAGTAATACCATCTAGTACGTTTAACTCTGAAGCTGTTGAGGTAACTGCTACATTTTCATTAATTTTAGGAGATGTTAATGTCTTGTTAGTTAATGTGTCTGTAGATACAAGTGATACTAGTGTTGAGTTAGCCCCTGCAGGTAACATAAGAGTATTAGTTACACTTGCTGAGTGAGGTTGTGCAAATACTTTTTGTCCGTGACTATTACTTTCACAGTTAAATACTATAGCACCTGAGTTGGTGTTACCTCTTACTACAACTGTACCTGTTCCGTTAGGTGTTATGCCAATATTACCATTAGATGTAGACGTTATAATAGTACGAGCTAAAACATCTAAGTTACCACCTAATTGTGGTGATGTATCTTCTACTACGTTAGCCAGATCATCACTTGAACCAGTACCAGCAAGAACAGTACTTCTAGTAATTTTTTTAAGTCCACCACCAGATGTATCAATAGCTAAAAAGACATCATCATTAGCAGCAGTTGATATTTCAGTTAAAGAAGATACAGCAGTAGGATTAAAATTAGTGCCATCTGCAATAAGAAGCATACTGTCTGTGTTAGTACCCATAACTAAATCATCACCTGATATAGTTAGATCACCTGTTACAACAACGTCACCACTAAAGGTAGCTTTACCAGCAAGAGCCATATCAATGTCTAGTGCAGTAATTGCACTTGCACCATCTGTACCTTTAATAGCTAGGTTTTTATCAGCAGTTTTTACTATTAAATCAACATCACCAGAACCATTAACTACATCAAATATAGATGTTCCACCAGATTTAACAGTTACATTATTGCCACCTGCATCAAGAATAATATCTCCACTAGAATCTAGTGTGATGTCTGTTCCATCATTAGTAATAGTGTCTAGTGCGATGCCTCCTACATTAGTAATGTTAGCGTCACTAAATGATGTAGCACCTAATGTGTTAGCTGCAGCAGTAGAAGTAATACCTGCACCTGCAGTATATAAACCTCCAGTAGCTAATGTACTAGACAGATCTACTGTACCGTTTATGTCTATAGCTGTAGCAGTTAAATCAATCTCGTCTGTTGCTGCAATAGATAAAACTGTTGCACTAGAACCGTGAATAAATTGACTAGCATCGTTAAAAAGTATTTTGTTTGTAGAGGCAATAGTGAGGTCAGAAGCAATATTAACTGCACCGTCAATATCAACTACGTCTAGGTTTGTAATGCCATCAACGTCTATGTTTCCTGAAATGTCTAAAGAAGCTGCAACTATTGCCCCACTAACATCTACTGCACCATTTATATCTACAGCAGGTGCAACTATCTGTACTTCAGCGTCTGCTACAATATCTAGTTGTCCATTAGTAGACGAGTTAATGTAGATTGCTGTATCACGAAACTGTAGTTTTTCATCAAGAGCAATAAGTATGTCGTTAGAAAACTCAAAGTAATTCTCGTCTTCCATCCATTTTAATACACCATCGTTTGACTCACCATCAAAAGTAATAGTAATATCTGTGCCTGAAGTACCTGCACCAAAGGTAAGTGTGTTACCTAATAGTTTAGTTACTGGTCCACCTTCGCCTGCAGTACCATCGTGAGTGTGTCCTGAACTAGCCGTAAATGCAGCTAAGAGTTGGTCAAACTCATCGTTAGTATCCGCTGCATTGATAGTGTCCCCATCTGCATAATCCGATTGTCTTGTATAGGTTGCACCCATTATCTTCTAGCCCCTAATTGAAATTCCATTTGAAATCCTTTTAATGAATACGGACCTGTTGCATTAGCTCCATCTTCTACTCTTAATGCTACGGCAAAGCCTGAACCTTCTACTGATTTTCTTACAATAGGCTGTGAAGGACCACCGTATGTAGCCCCACCATAAATTGACACTGCACCGTAAGTACCTGCAACGTCAGTTGAATCTAGAGGATACGCTGCTGGTCTTGAAGAATCTTGGGATTCGTAATCATACCGTACAAACATATCTGCGTCAATAGTTGATTCAGGTGCGTAGTTAATATTTACCCTTTGCATGTGTTTTCTTATACCCGGATCTCCAAAGGTTAAATCTGGGCTGCGATATTTAGCTTCTACTAGTGTGCCGTTAAAAGTATTACCTTGATCTTGTCTATGTACAAACCCATCAAAACTTCCGTGTATAGGTATAACATTTCCTGATTCTACTACGCTATCTGTACAAGCAGGCTTAATGCCTTTCATCTGAGAAAACTCAAATGTTTGTCCTTTAAGAACACAAATAACACCTATTGTACCTTTTTCTGCACCACCGTCTTTAGAAAAGAAAATTCTGTATTGTGTTTTATCAGGTATAACTAAAGAAGTAAAAGCTCCTGAGTCATTAAGATTATCTCTAAACAACGATTGTACATTAGAACTAATTGTACCTAGCTCAACGTCACCAATTCTTGCAGTACCAGCAATAGTTCGTAATCCATCTGGGCCTAAGAAAATTAAGTCACCAGCAAATTCTTGTATTGTATCTCCGTTAACGCAACCAATGTTACGTGTAACTGGGGTAATAGAAAAATTAGAACTAGATGTTCCTGAAAGTTTAAATATTCTATTTTCACAAAATATAAATAAATCTTCACGGAAAACTTTAAGTCCTACTACAGTATCATCTACTTTAAAACTGCCCGACCCTACAGCTACTGAAAAGTTATCTTCATCAAAAGGAGCAGAAAATATAACTTCTTGCGGAGTTCCTGACATTCCTGAATAGAACATATGATTTTTAAAAGCTGCAACGTGTTTAGCCCCTGTTACTGTAGGAGGAAACAAATCTAGTACAGCAGCACCTGCCGTGTGGGCAACAGCACTCGAACCTGCAGCGGCTCTTGTTACCCCAGTAAAAGTAGTAGCACTTAATCCTGTATATGTAAATATTTCTGTTCCAAGAAGAATAGACTTTGTTCCCGAAGAAGGATCTGTAAAACCAGACGTAGACGTTACTGTAATTGTACCTGACCCAGATAAAGTCGCATCACTAGCTATGTCTGCAGCTAGAATTGTAGACTTACCTGTACTAGCATTTGTTGCTGCTATGTCTGTAGCAGCTAAAGAGGAATTAAATATTGTGGGTGCGTTCACTCCGTCAACAACAACTAATTTTTCTGTACCGTCAAAGTTAAATCTTTCAAACGAATACTTACCTGCGTTGGTTCTACCTGAGTCTCTTGTCGTCCAAGAAGAACTACCAGGAACGGCACTGTATATACTAGTACCTCTAGCGGCTACGACTACATCAGCAAAAGAAGCAACCATTAAAACTTTTTCTGTTGAAGAAGAAGTCTGAGGAACAACAACACTTACATATTTAGAAAAACCATTTATACGTCTGTAGCCACCCTCAATGTCAGGTTCAAAGTTTCTTAACTCTAAAGCTTCACCGGGCTGCATTAAAAAAGTAGACTTGTTTAAAACTAAGCCACCTTCACAATTAAATGCTGAGGGTTGAAGTTGGGAAACGTCTGGCATTAATTAACTCTTAATACAGTTTTAGAATTTCCTACATAACCAGTTGAAGGTATGTATGTAGATCTTATATAATCAAATCTATTAACTAATAAACTCTGCATATTTTTAATACCTTGTTCAAATCGTTCAAAGTTTATTCCATATTGCTGTAACTCACCTCTATATTGATAAACAAAAGCAGTTGCACCGTCTACTATTATAGCTGCAAATCTATCAGGTATAGTTGTTGTGTCACCGTGTGCAGACATATCAGTAGGAAATGTAAAGAAATCATATTTTATACTAAAGGATTTGTGTGGGTAAGGAAACAATAGATAATTATTATCCGGTGTTCTTACTACGTGAGTAGGTACACTACCTCTATCAAACTGTGCAACTGTAACACCACTCAAAATTGAAGCTGCTGTTGTACTGTTAGCTCCTCTAGTACACCCTGTAAATGTAGTACTAGAACCAATAGCCGTATATGAGATTTGTTCGTTGCCTATAAACAATGTACCTGCACTATCAAAACCTGTTGTGCTTGAAACAGTTATAGTAGTTACACTATCTGTATGTGTAGTACTTGTTGCTGTACTACTTATTTCATCTTCTTGTTCTACTGATTTACCTATATAATCATTATAATTTAAGATAGAAAGTTGGCCTCCGCTAACTGCCAAGTCACTATCTTTTACTATTCTAAATGTATTATAATCAACAACTTTAGCTGTTGTAGGTATTGAGTATCTAACTACACCAGCAGTAAGTGTCTGTGTTTTTGTGCTGTGGTTAAAAGGGTAGTTGTGTTCTCTTTGATTTATATAACGTACAGCTTCGTTAATAGCATTTTTAACTTGGGTTTGAATACCTCTACCAGAAGTAAAGGTTGCAGAAGTTAGTTCAACTTCGTTTAATTTAGAAAGAACTTTATTAGTTAAAGTTAAATATGTTTCTGCCATTTATAATTCTTTCACTATATTGTAAAGTTAGAGAGGCTAGATTATCCTAGCCTCCCTATATATTATATTATGCTAGATAGTCTCTATCGACATCAACAGGTGCTAATGACCCTGTGTCGGAACAATCCATCATAACTGCAAATA